ACAATATAATACTTACCTTGCTTATGTAAAATATGACAAGTTTGATAAAGCTTCTTTTCTTTGCGTGAAGAAATACCAATTCGCGTAAGTGTTTCCTTAATCTTTAGAAAACTATCTGGAGATGGAAGAGAAATCTCGATTCCAACCCCTTTAAAAATATCTTCTGAGTTCATAACCACAGCACCTTTTTTTATTATTAATTATATGGTGTGGTCTCACACGGTGACCATCAGATATATTTATTGTTTTTTGGTATTTACTTTCCAACACCGCCAGTCACCATCCTTGCTTTAATAGTTTTCATATCATCAGTAGACAAGGCTTTTAGATATAGTTTTGCGATTGTCCGGTTACACTGATACACTTCTTGGATTACATCAAGGTCATCGCTCTTGGCAGCCTTTGGCCATTTGCTAAACCGTTTACGTTTCCTAAAGGCAGCGCGGTAATAATCAAATTGAGCTTTATATGGTAAATGAGGTCTCATATTCATTTCATTGGCGTGAAGGATCGTATCCTCAAAGTTTACGAACCCTCGGTTAACAATATAGGGTACATATAGATTTTCTGCTATTTCTGGATTTTCATGTTTACCAATTAGATCTTCTTTTGAAAAAGACGCGGCATTCATAAAATCAAAAGGTGTTATTTCTTTCGGCAAGGGTTTCCTCCAATTCTTTTAACATTTCATCCATATCTTCGGCACAGGCTTTGCACATTTTAAAATTTATTGGTCCATCCTGTGTATCGACATCAACGCTGTATATTTCCTTCTTGGTCATTAGCTTTTCGCAATGCCAACAGGATTTCATTCCTACTAGCTTTTTAACCCAATCGCTCATTTATATTCAGCCTCAATCATCACCTCAGTAAGGAATGCGACCATGTTTACTTCAAGATCTGCAACAAAGTTAGCCTTATACATATAGTCAGCCATTGTCACGACAAATCCGGGAAGTGAACGCATTTCAACGCGATCAGCTGCCATATCATAAATCCGACGGAACATTTCATTCATATCTTGATCTGAGTTATTAGCAACCCACTTACGCATGTTAGTAAAGTCTTTGGCTTTCAATAAACGGAATACTTCATCAAGTGACTCTTGCTTTAGATTAACAAAGATACCTTCATCAATTTTACCTGAGGCAGCGTATGATTGCAATTCAGTTAATACGCGACGGAAATCTGGGAAGTGTTTTTGGATTACCTTGGCTACTACAGCCTTATCATAATCAACGTTTTCCATACCTAGAATTGTTTCAACTCTTTTCATAAACTGCATAGCAAGTTTAGGACGATCGTTTGTTTCAATACTAAAATCTACTTCTGACAATCGAGAACGCAGAGGTTGGATGATACGGTTTTTAAAGTTACACGTGAAAATAAATCCACAGTTGGAGGAATACTCTTCAATAAAGTTACGCAACGCAGGTTGAACATTGGCTGCGTTTAAGTAATCAGCTTCATCAAAGATAACATATTTACGACCACCACTAAGGGATACAGCCGAGGCATATGTTGAAATATCGTAGCGAAGAGTATCAATGTTAACGTTCAATGAACCATTCTTTACGATATAGTCACAACCCATTTCTTCAAGCGTAGCTTTGGCAATAGTAGTTTTACCTACGCCTGGGCCGCCTGACAATAGCAAATTAGGCACGCTATCATCTGATACGAACCTCTGGAACATTGCTTTAGTTTTTTCTGGAAGGATTGTGTCGTTAATTTTCTGAGGTCTGTACTTTTCAACCCACAAGACTTCGTTTGCTTTTGCATCAATAGACATATAATCACCATTTCATAATATAAAAATAAAGTGCGGGTTTATAACGAGAGCCCGCGTCGTTTAGTATTACTGAACCTTGTCAGCTAATGGTGCGTCTTGTGGTACGGCAGCTGGTGCTTCCATTGGCATTGCGCCTTCTGGTGCTTCACCGTCCTTTGGAGCATTTTGCTGTAGGAACATTTCAAACTTGTTCCGAAGCATACCAATGCCTGCCATTTCGTTACCGGCAATGCCGCCACGACGGCTCACGACGTCAATCATTTGAACTACCGTAGCAATATCTTGCAATGATAGGTTTACTGGCTCTTGTTGTTGCTGTTCTTGTTCGCTCATTTTATATTATCCTTTTTTATAAGTCGACTTAGTATCAATAGCTACATAATAAGTAGCATCATTTCCCTTGAACTCAGAGATACCCTTTGCGCAAAGAGTAACTTGGTAATCCTGAGGCAAGAGTTTAAGGTTATCTGTTTTGATAATTACCTTAAATTCATCAGAGGTTTCGCCAATCTCAATTCCATAATCATCTGCACCTTGGTCGGCACTATCAATGGCTTTGAGATAAACTTTACCCTCGTTGCCAACAAACGCAATTTCTTTAAACTGAAGTACGCCTGCTGCTTTAATTACTGATTGCATATCATCCCATGATACCGTAACTTCAACATCTTTTGTTGGCAGCTCAATATCTTTTTCTGGCGCAGCGTGGATCATAGAGATGTCAGCAAATGCGTATTTAGTGCGCTGTTTGCCTTCTGCAATAGTAAAGTATTTATCGTGGAACTCTACATCGGGATCTTTGTATAGTCCAAGAATTGACAAGAAACGAGATAGATCATAGATACATGCTTGCGATGGGATCTGATCCGTAATTGTTGCCTTAGCAACAAGTGTTTTTTCTGGTGTAATTGTCTTTAGTACATTGCCTTCCTTCATCAGGATAGACTTGTTAATAGTGGAAAAACTCTTTAGAATAGTAAGAGTACGTTCAGAAAATTTCATTATATAGGTTTCCTCTTGTTTACATTAATATAATTTTATCACAACTATGGTGATGTGTCAACTACTTTTTGCCTTTTTTCTTGTAATTCTTTGAGTTAGACGATTTGTCAGCTGTTGCCGATACGCCTAACGATCCAATCGCTCCCATGTTACCTTTAAAGATATACGAGCCAATATGGTTGATTTGCATCCATGGGCACATCCATACTTGCATTCCAGCATCGCGAGATTTTTTACAGAAGAAGTAATCTTCGCTCAAATAGCGTCTTGATTCTGGATCAATAATACAATCAAAGTAAGCCATGATTTCATTAGTACCATCAAAGTTTGCAGTTCTTGCATGATCTGGTTTATAACTATACTCAGGATACGCTTCCTTGAATTTAGTAAACGTTTCGCGTGGGATACACATAAAACCAGTACCACCTTCGCCAATTTCTAATGGTTCAGATAGTTGAAAGCTTGCTAGTCTGTTCACTGGATTAAATACATAATCTGCAGTGTATTGGTCTAGTGCAAACGGATTTTCATCTGCTTTACCTAGTTCAGCTGCCTTAGCAACCTTTTCCCAAGCAATTGTTTTCTTAGGATATGGTCCAGTTACGATCTGATATTTGTCTGGATCTTGTAGGTGTACGCCAAGTAAAGCAAGAGCATCTTTAGGATTAAATGCTATATCAGCGTCAATGAATAGTAAGTGAGTACAATCAGATCTTAAGAATTCATCTACAATATAGTTACGTGCTCTTTGCACTAAGCTCTCATTAAATAAGAAATAATATTTTAATGGAATACCATGAGTGGAGCCTAACATACTCAAGTCATTAGTTGCTTTGGTATACATACCAGTAGCTTGGCCACCATACATCGGCGTACCAACGAAGATACTATATTTTCTTAGCTCTTCGGTTTTAATTTCAATTTTCATTAGATTTGCTCCATGTCGTTTTCAGCTCTAGCGATCGCTTGTAGTCTAAGTACATCTGCTAATACATCCCAAGAACTATCGTGTTGTTTAAATGTTCTTTCCCATAGTTTATCATCAGCGATCGGGCAGAAACCGTTTTTCGTGTCAAAATTAAATTTGGCATCAATATAAGTTCGCATATCACGCACCATATAATATTTTAAATAGGTGTTGAGATGGTTACCTCTTTTTTGACTATCAAAAAGTCTTGTCAATATTACAGGATCAAAAGCATTACCTCTTGTCCACCAATGACCGATATTCTCATCAACAACTAAATTATGAAAATTGGATACGAACTCTTTAACAGTTAAGTCTTGCTGTGTAGGTTTAACACGACCACGAACTTCTTTAGACTGTTTAGACCAAAACTCTAAAACAGAATCTTCGATCTTATATCCGTAATCTTTTACTTGCTCTTGAACGTTTAGTTTAAATCTACGAGTCTTACTGATATCTTTCAAACCATAAGGGTTTTGTGTAAACTCATCCCAATCAAAAATCATAATCGAACAGTCAACGACTGCACAAGTGGATGGGTCAACACCCATTGTTTCAAAGTCGAGTACTAGGTTTTTCTTTTTCATTATGTCATAAACTCTGTAATATCTACTGATGATATCGTATCACGAATTCTCTGTGATAAATTATCTTGTAGCATGTAGGTTGCGTCTTCCATAGGAAGTTTACCTTCAATCGCTGCTTTAACTTGTGTAGCCATATCGTTAGCAGTTTTAAAAGGTACATTTTGGCAGATGTGATTGATACTCTTAGTAGGATCAAGTAATTCATAATCATCAGGGAGACCCATGATGTTCATAGCTTCTCTATAACTTATGTATCTATCTTCTACTGGGTGAGCCAGAACATGAGGCATATGTACAACAAATGCGCCAATGTGTTTTACTGGAATAATTGTACCACGCCACATTACACCTTTACCAGTCTTAAGCTTCTCGTATCGTCTCATACACTTTTCAGCTTCTTTCTCAAGGCCTTGGCCTCTCATGTATTCTGCAAT